GCCTGTATTGATATTTTAACACAATATATTTATGCTGAAGGTTTAGTCAATGAGCAATTAGGTGAAGTTAAGATAAATGAAAAACAATCTTTTAATGAGTTAATTTCTGAAGTAAGTGGATATGTTTCAATTTTTCAGGCTGTAAGTTTATATGTAATGCGTGGTTTGGATGGGAAAGTAAAAGAATTAAAACTTATTCCATTTGAACAAATAAGAAGAACAGATAGAGGAACTTTTATTGTTAATCCTACATTCGGGACTAATAAGTACAAAAAGGAAAAAGACAAAGAGTTTCCAGCGTTCTATGGTGCTATAATTACGCCAATAGAATTAAAAGAACATATCATGGAGTGGGGCGAAGATAAAGGAGAAATTCTTTATTACTTCCGTAAAAAACCAATGAAAAATTATTATCCTATTCCGACTTTTTATTCAGCAATTGAAGACATAAATACAGATAGTGAGAATTCTAAATATGAACTTGAAAGCGTAACAAATTCATTTTTACCAAGTGGTATTTTAAATATAGTTGGTAATTATGACGATACGCAAAGGGATGAAAGCGGAATGACTCAACAAGATTATTTAGATGCAACTTTAGAACAATTCACTGGTAATGTAAAAGATGAAACTGGTGCAAGTGGAAGACAAAAACTTTTAATCTTACAAGCTAAAACAAAAGAAGAACTTGCAGTATATCAACCTTTGAGTAATGAAGGTATTTTAAATGCAATTGAAAACAGCACTAAAAGAGTAGCTGAAAAAGTTGCAAGAGCCTTTGGAGTTCCGCCATTCTTAGTTGGCTTAGGCGGTAACGTTGGTTTTTCAACTAATATAATTGCTGATAACATAGAACTTTTTAATAATAGAGTTAGAGTACTTCAAGAATTAATTACAGATGCATTTGAACAATGTTTTCCACAATTAGATTTTGAATTAACTCAATTAAAACCTATTAAATACATTGATAGTGAAATACTAAAAGATTTAACTATTGATGAACGTAGACAAATAGCTGGTTATGAACCTTTAAATCAAAACAATGGCATACAAACCACTAATAATTAAAAGTGATTTTGATATTTACGTTAAGTTAGGAAAGAACGTAAAAGATAATGATTTAGATCAATTCATTCGAGTTGTTCAGGAATTGGATTTGGATTCATGGGTTCCAGCAAACTTCTATACTAATTTAAAAGATAACCTTACAACAATGCCACAATTAAATGCATTGTTTGAAGATTATATTAAACCGTTTCTTGTTTTAGGTGCTTATTATCGTTTCTTATTATATCATGGTAGGAATATCAGTCAGTATGGAATAAGACAAAATAACGAAGATACAAGCGCGGAAATAAGTGATCAAGTTAGAGCTGCTTTGATGGGCGATGTTGAAAGTCAAAAAAGTGGTTACTTAAATAAATTAAAAAATAAAATGTTTGATGACAACTTTACTTATGATGGAATTGTTTATGATTTTTATAATGACTGTGACAAACACGAATTAAACAATCAATTAAACATTCGACAATTAGGCGCAAGAAAAATAATTAAAAAAGGAAGGGGGTTCTGTGGTTATCCGAAGGATTAAAGGGGACACATATCCCGTAAAAGTTCAAATATCTTCAGAAGATGGGACTGCATTTGATTTAACAAATTGCACTTGCTTTTTTACTGTTAAAAAAAGATTTGAAGATACAGACGCTGAAGCTTTAATATCAGTTGATACAACAACTCATATTGATAGTTTAGAAGGAATAACAGAATTTGACATGGTAAATGAAAATGTAAGTTTAGTTGGATCATTTATTTATGATATTAAAGTTAAGGACTCAAACGATATTATTTATTCAGTAATTACAGATAAAATCATTTTTGAAAATCACGTTACTATAAGAACTTCATGAGTTATAAAGTTAAAATATTGAATGCAGTTTTAAAGCTTAAAACATTTTCTGATGTTGTTTTAAATATCTTAGGCATAAAAGACTTAGGAACGCAAACAGGAGAGGTTACAAGCGGTTATATTGACTGGAGTATGCAGCAATATACACAAACAACTGCTCAATGGAATGCATCAACTTATATTTTATTAAAGGGGCAAGTTGGTGTTGAAGATACTGGCACAACTACATTTAAATTAAAAGTTGGTGACGGAGTTTCTACTTGGCAACAATTAGGTTATATAAGCGGTGGCGGTGCAAATGATTTTCCTGAAAAATTATTTTTAACAGTTGTAAATAAAACAGGTGACAATTTATTGGCTACAGGATACAAAGTTCTAAAAGTACAAGACGCACAAGGGCAAAGATTAGCTGTTGATTATGCATTAGCAGATAGCAACGGGAACTCAACAGATACAATTGGAATTGTTTATGAAAATATAGATAATAATCAAAGTGGTAGAATAGTTGTAATTGGGGAGTTAAGCGGATTAAACACAACAGGTAGTTTACAAGGCGAAACGTGGCAAGATGGGGATGTGCTTTATCTTAGTTCATCAACACCTGGAAATCTTACAAAAGTACAGCCTATTGCACCAAATCATTTAGTTGTTGTTGGCTATGTTGTTTATGCTCATGCAAACCAAGGTAAAATATATTGTAAGGTACAAAACGGATGGGAAATCGGCGAGCTCCATGATTGCTACTTGCCAAGTCCAACAAATAATCAAGGTATTTTTTGGAACTCAACCACTACTCGTTATGAGAATAAATCATTAAGTGATTTAGAAACTTCATGCGTTCAATCTATTTTTTATCCAGCAAACTTTAATCCAGCCGATGCTACTACTTATTATGTAGGAGTGGGAGATACACCTTCAACTACAACAAAAAATGCTAGTATTATTATTCCAGTTACAGGTAAAATAAAAACAATAGGCATTAATTCAGTTATTTACACAACGAATGGAAGTGCAGAAGATTCAACTTTTGCGGTAAGAGTAATGTCAGGTGGAATAAATGGTACAGCAACAGAAACTAATTTTACAACAACTTATAAATTAAACACAACTTATAATTCTGCAACAATAACAGGATTGAATATAAGTGTTAATGAAGGTGATGCATTAGAGATAAAATGGATTGCTCCAACGTGGGTAACAAATCCAGTTTCTGTTCGATTAAAATTTAATTTATTTATACGATGAATTTATTTTATGAAATAAAATTAGAAGGCGGTAAGTATAATATTTACTATTATGGCGGTGACTATGATGGATTGAAAGAATTTTATGCCTATAATCTAAATGAACCACAAACATTAATTAAATACGGTTATAAACAAAAAATATAAAATAAAATGATAACATTCGCAAATAGAGCTGGAGTTTCAGGAGGTTCTGAACTAATAGCAGATACAAACGCAAGAACAGGAAAACAATATTGCGCTTTTTATGTACGTGAAGATACAGTTGTTTCAGTTGCAACTGGTGGCGGTAATAACTATGTAACTAACTTCGGAATAAGTGGCAAAACTTTAAAAGCTGGTGATTGGTTTTATGTTCCTTATTTTGAGTACATAACAGCATTAACTTTAACAAGCGGAAGTATAATAGCGTATTCAGAAAAAAATATATGATTGGAATAGGTAAAAATTTATTTAAGTCAAATGTAAAGGTAGTCGGGGGCGCATCAACTGATCCCGACGCACAGGCTTTTATTACTGCTGCTGGAATAACAGATGCTACTCAAAAAAGTGCAGTTAATCAACTTGTTTTAGATTTAAAGAGTGCTAACATTTGGAATAAGATGAAAGCAATCTACCCAATTGTTGGTGGTTCTGCATCAACACATAAATGGAACTTAAAAAATCCTTTAGACACAAATGCAGCATATAGATTGGCTTTCTCAACTGGGTGGACTCATAGTTCAACAGGTATGAAACCAAACGGCACAAGCGCGTATTCCAATACCTTTTTAACACCTTCTACAGCATTAACTTTAAATTCAACTCATTTATCTTATTATTCAAGAACAAATGTAAACACAGATGTGTATACTATAGGTGTTTATGATATAGGAAATGCTGGTACCTTGTCTTTGTATGCGAATTATTCAAATTTAGCTTATTCAAATCAATATAATGGAAGTAATGGTAGAATTACGGCAAGTGTAACACGTGGAGATGGTTTTTTTATAGGTAACAGAACTGCAAATAATAATCATAATATTTGGAGAAATTTAACAAAATTAAATACTTCAACAACATCTACAAGTTTAGGTTCTTTACCTGCAAAAACAGTGCTAATAGCCGCAATTGAGGATATTTCTGTAGATGGATTAAAGGAATGTGCATTTGCATCAATAGGTGATGGATTAACAGATGCTGAAGCAAGTAACTTATATACAGCAGTTCAAAATTACCAAACAACTTTAGGAAGAAACGTATAATGGAAGGAAGAATAGTAACAGAACAACAAGCAAATGAACTACAAGGTACGTTCATTGATAGTGATACATTTTTTAATTTCGTACAAGATATTAATGGAGTTTATTTTTTATTTTTAAGTGAACAAGATGAAATTGATGTTGCTAAAACACAATACGCTTATTTACTTGAAATTCCATTAAGTCCTTTTGCACCACCACCAACACCACCAATACCATAATAAATTATGAAAGAGGCATTAGAACTTATAAAAAAACATGGAGCAACTGCTGTGTTGCTTATATGGTTATATCATACTCATTCACGAGTTGAAAAATTAGAACATACAAAGAAAAATAATGAATGTTGCTATACTACCAAAAAAAATAGAAAATGAAACTGAAGGTAATTCGTGAGGTTAAAACAGAAGTTAGCACTATCGGGAGGCTTTATGTTAACGAGAAATTTTTTTGTTATACACTTGAAGATAAAGATAGAGGATTAAAACAAACAGATAGTCTTTTATTCATTAATACTAAAAAGATTTTTGGAGTTACTGCAATTCCTTCGGGTAGTTATGAATTGATAGTTAATTTAAGTCCTAAATTTAAAAGAATGTTACCTCGAATTCTTAATATAAAAGGATTTGACGGTGTTCTCATGCACAGAGGGAACTCAGCTGATCATTCGCTCGGCTGTATTTTAGTAGGTTATCAAAAAGGCGAAAATGCGATATTTGATAGCACTAAAGCTGAAAATGATTTGGTTAATCTTTTGCTATTGCACAAAGATGAAAAACATTCTTTAGAAATTCTATAAATCAAAAAAGCCCTCATTACTAAGGGCTTCGTTGTTCAAAGAATATTAGTTTATGAAAAGAACGATGCGCAAATATAATAAATTTTTTTATGCCAAACTTTCTAAATAAAATATTTTCTGGTGGAGCTGGCCAGGTAGTTGAATCGGTGGCCAACGTAGTTGACAAATTTGTTCAAACAAAAGAAGAGAAAGACGCTGCTAACTTAGAGCTTCAAAAGGTTTTAAACAGCCATTTAGAAATAATGGAGCAAGAGGTTACTAAACAATTAGAAGTGTACCAAAAAGAAATGGATAGCGCGAGAAATCGTGAAATACAAATAGCAACTGCAGAGAAAGCACCTTTATTAAATAAGATAATTACTCCTATTTTAGCCTTAGCAGTTGTAACATTGACTTTTATTTTATTCTATATTTTAATGTTTAGAGAGGTTGGTAATGAAAAAGACATTATTATTTATGTTTTAGGTGTTCTTAGTGCTGTTTGTACTCAGGTTGTTTCTTATTTTTTCGGTTCAAGTCAAGGTTCTGCCCAAAAACAAACTCAAATAGACAAACTGATTAAGTAAAATTTTACTATTGATTTTCAAGTAGTTAGCAATTATTATAAAAAATAGTTGCTTTTTTTTGTTGTTTGTATTTAAAATTACTTTATATTTGCTTTATAATTAAAAACAAAGAATATGATAACAATTACAAAAGCATTGGCAGGTTATACAAGAATAAGCTACAATGGAGAAGAAATCGCAAAACACAATTTATCTGCAACAACTGATGGAACTCGTGAAGCATTTGAGATTCCTGAAGAAGAAAGCGTTATTGCTTGGTTAGAAAAAGAATTTGCAGAAGAAATCGAATCAATTAAAAACAACTAAAAATCAAAAAACATGAAAGTAACAATTGAACGCAAGGAAAAAGTAGAAATGGAAGTACAACTACCTTTATTTACAAAAGACAAGTATTATTATTACATGATTGAAGAAAACAGAACTACAACTGTTTTGTATCACAAAGATGAAGTTTCAATTCAAATGGTTAGTTATACAATGCAATTTCCATGTGCCTATGAGCAAATAGATCGCGAAGAATTTTTTAATGTATTAACACTTGCTAAAACTGAATTGCCATGCTAAGCGATGAACTAAACTACTGGGAAAGCTACATTTACGATAAATTAGATGAGTATAATGCAGCTAACAATACTAAGGCTGATTTAGGACTATGGTATTTAGAAATGTTTATTAATAAGGATTACACAACATTCGCTTTAACATTCTTAAATGATAAATGCGATAGGATAGGCAGCCATATAATAAAGCAAAGCATGAACCAGTACGAGCTTGATTTTATAGCAAGTCTTGATAACGAATTAAACAAACTATATAAACAAATATGAAAATACCAAAACACATCAAAGAAACAATAGATGAGTACTACTCATTCGGAGACCAAACTAAGCTAAAAAGGTTTGCCGATAAAAAAGGAAAGAAGTTTAGCCTTGTAACTATCCACAAGGCTTTTAAGTCAGGAGAATGTAGTGACGACTTACTCGACCTAATAAACGAATTTTATAAACAAAAAACTGCTAAATATGGAAACTAAAATGTACATGGAAAATCTAAGTAAAGTTGAAACCAATATGTTAATCCGTATTAATCAAACAGAAAAAGAGTTAATTGAAGTATGCGAGAAACTTGCAGATGCTCAAGAAGACATTAATTTTGAGTTAACTGAAAAGTATTTATGGTTAAAAAAGCAGTTGGAAACTTTAACACATAATTATTTAAATTATAATTTGATTTAAAATTAATTTATTTTATATTTGTAAAAACTTTATTATTATGAAAAAAACACAAAAACAAGCTGTACTGGATGCCTTACTAAGTGGCATTGCGGTGAATGGTTCAAATGCTTACGCCATTACAAAAAAAGAATGCAATCAGGGAACTCTTAACCTTCATAAGCTAATTGCAATGATTAGAAAGTTAGGTTATTCAGTTAATGAGCAGTGGTTAAGAAATGAGAAAACAAAAAGCAACTACAAACAATTTACAATAACCAATAAAAAACAGAAACATGGAAACTAAATTAAACAGCGGAGCAATTTTTAAGAATGCTAAAAAGACAAATGAGAAACAACCTGACTGGAAAGGTAACGTAAACGTAAATGGTAAAATCATGGAAATTTCATTGTGGGTTAAGACTTCACAAAAAGGCACTCAGTACTTTAGTGCAGCATTCCAAGAACCATTTATTAAAAATAATGCAGATGCTACCTATACAGCAAAAAATAATTTAAAACAAAGTGATAGTAGCTTTATGCCAAATGACTTCCGTATTGATTCACACGATGATTTATTTTAATTAACCAATAAAAACAAAGAACATGAAAACGAACGAAACAAAAAAAGAACAACAAAGTTTATTTAAAAGCTTAGCAGCATTTCAGCAAGAAGTACCAGTTATTCACAAAGAAACAAAAGGTTATGGCTATTCTTATGCAGACCTTCCAACTATCTTTGACAAAATCAATCCATTATTACAAAAGCACAATTTAGGGTTTACTCAACCAATTATGGGTAATTGTGTAAAGACTATTGTATTTCAAACAGAAACAGGTGAAACAATTGAATCATTAACTGAAATTCCACAAGGAGTTCAATTAAAAGGTATGAATGATTTTCAGGTTTTAGGTAGTGCAATTACTTATATCAGAAGATATGCTTTAAGTTCAATTTTAGGATTAGTTACTGATAAAGATACTGATGCTGCTGGTGAACAAACAAAGCCAAGTAAACCTATTTTAAAAGCCGATACAGAACACTTTGGTAAGGCGGTAGAGTATTTAATGAAAGGTGGTTCAATCGATGCTATAAAGGCAAAATATGAGGTAAGTAATGAAGTTGAGGTTAAACTTTTAAAATCAATATAATGGAAAGCACAATTGAAATATACAGTCCTGAATGGTTTATTAATCGACAAGGTTCATTCAGCGGAAGTGAAATATGGAAAATTATGACCGAGCCTCGAAGTAAAAAAGAGGCTCTTTCAAAAACAGCTGAAACTTATATTCTCGAAAAAGTATGGGAAAAGTTAAGCGGTGAAGTAAAGCAAGGCATAAATAATTTTGCAACTGAATGGGGGAATGAACACGAACCAACTGCAAAAAAGTTTTATTCATCCGTAACTGGCAATGAGGTAAAAGATAGCTTAATGCTTTACTCAAATGAAATAGAAGGATTAACAGGCAGCCCTGATGGCTTAGTAGGTGAAGATGGGTTAATCGAAGTTAAATGCCCTTACAATGGAGCAAACCACTTAAAACATTGCTTTATAACTAACGATGAAACCTTTTTAAGTGAACAGCCTGAATACTATTACCAAATGCAATGCTATATGCTTTTATCTGGCCGCAAGTGGTGTGATTTTGTTTCTTTCGACCCTCGTATTATTTCTGACTTAGGTTTATTTATTTATCGAGTAAATGCCAATGAAGAAATACATGCTAAGATGAAAGAAAAAGTTACAGCAGCAAGGGAACTATTTAATCAATATTTTGAATCATTTAATGGCAAAAAAAATTAAAGATAAAAAATGCAAGGATTGTGGCAATGACTTCACTCCTTCAAAAACAACTCAAATAGTTTGTTCCTTTAAATGCGCATCCGTATTGGCTGAAAAGAAAATGTGGAAAGAGAAAAAAAAGATAATGATTGAAAACACTCGAACACGTACTGAATGGCTAACATTATTACAGATAATTACTAATAAGTTAATTAGAGCAATAGACAATGAGCAACCTTGTATGAGTTGTGGCAAATTAGGTGGAAAACCTCAAGCTGGTCATTACCATTCAGTTCAATCTGCACCTGTAATAAGATTTCATTTATTTAATATTTGGATGCAAGATTATAG